GAACATCAGCCGTTGGTTGGTTCGAGCGCAGGTAACAAACGCTGCACGGATGTCTGCGTGCGCTCTGGCGTGCTTCATCGCAAGGTCACGGGCTGCTCTGGATTCACCTGCTGCGATTGCCCAGCGAATTGTTGGGGGCAGGTGTTGGGGGATGGGTCGCATATCTGTTGCTCCGGTTGCCGGTCGTTTGTGACCGTGGAGCCATGATGCGCTTGCTGTTAACCGATGTCAACAGCCTCTTGCATTTATTTTTACCATCGTTAACTTACCGCTTCATGGACATCCAAGCCGCCCTAGCCGTCGCAGGTAGCAAAGCCGCCCTAGCCCGTAAACTGGGAGTTAGCCGACCGGCTGTAAGCAGGTGGGTCAAGGCAGGGAAACTGCCTGCTATGCGGGTATGGCAATGGAAGGCGCTAGAAGCCGTCACCCCGCCGATTACAGCCGATTCTACGCCTACCCCCGGCTGACCCCTATGGTCAGCCCAGAAGCCGCCAAAATTGCTTACGACAAGGCGTGGGCTGTATTCAAGGCATGGCCTGCGACTGACTGGAGCGAAGCCCGGATAAAGGCTTTCAAGGCGGCTACTGGCGCTTGGCGCGTTTACCTTAAAGCCGTTAAGCGCATTAGACCCCAGAAACGACAAACCCCCTGAACGGGGGCTTGACGCGGGCGGGGGAATGCCCTTACGCTTGAGATGCTGTTCTCGCGTGATGGTTAATTTACATGGCTGTTCTAGTCGTGTCAAACACCCCACCACGCGACCCCTTGATACGGGCATCTGTCACCGGCGGGGTGGGTGCAATCCCCACATGATGTTCAATCATCGACCAGACACCGGATACCACGGTCTGGCGGGTCTAACAACCGCGTCCATACGGGCATAGGTTGGACTCTCTTGGCTCCCAATGTTCTTGGGGGTTAGGGGGGTCCTTTCCCGGTCCTCCGAGCATGGGTCTTACGAAACAATCCTACAGAGTTAAATCTTAAATCCTAGAAGCCTGAACTAAAGTTGTTGCATTAACCTCCGTGAACAGTTACGCTTGTTCCTACCAACCACAGAGAGGTTTTTATGCACGAACTAGACGAAGCGGCTTGGGAGCAATGGGTGGCTTACCGCAAAGCCATTCGCAAAACCATCAAACCCGCATCCGAACACGCGATGAAACTCAAATTGTCGCGTTTCGGTGCTGACCAGCAGGCGGTCGTTGACCAGTCAATTGCAGGTCAGTATCAGGGTCTGTTTGAACTGCATAAAAAAGCCGCACCTCGACTTGGCGAGAAGGTCGAGAAAACCGACAAGCAACGCGCTGCAGATGTCGCCCGTCACGCTGAACAAGATGCGTGGAATGCAAGGGGTTGGGACAAGTTGGAGCCGACTCCGCTGAACCGTCTCAAACTCTGTGAGGCATATCTTGCTCGATTAACCATCAGCCCTGATGCGGATGCGTTGGAGCGTCTGCGGGACTCGACCGCCGCCGCGTTGCGGTCAGCCGATGCAGCCGAGGTGCTGGGTCACCCGCACCTGATGTCGATGGTTCGCCAACTCTTTGGTGAACGCGGTCTGAACAAACTCAAAAAGCGAGAGGTGCAATCGTGAAGTTAACAACGAACGATATGTGGGATGCGTTGAAGGCGTACCAAGTACAGGCAAACGCCGACGGGCATGGCAAGTCGTGGCAGACAGCGTGCCAAACAAAAACCGTAGCCGACATGGACGCTGCAATCGAGGATTCGAGTGAACGGATGCAGGAAGCCGACCCCGATTACGAGTTGTTTGGTGGTCGCCCGAACGACGATTACGAGCGGATGTATACCGCAGGCGAGGCGATGATTAACGCTGTATATGTGATGCAGTCGGATGTTTCGCAGCAGGAAAACATCACGATGGCGATTCGACTCATCGAAAAGGCGCAGGAGATAGGAACATGAGCATTAACGCCATGCTGTGGGCGCAAGAGGTGAAGCCGTGACCGACAACATCACCCTGCCCCGCGCTGTGGCTTTTGAGATGCTAGAGGCGTCGATTTGCGGCGAACACATCGGCAATTTCTACGCCGCCCTCTACGCCGCGCTCGCGGCTCCGGAGCCGGAGCCAACCGTCAAGGAATCCTTGACTGTTGACGCCAAGCGGGAGCCTGCGACGAGGGAGCAAATTGCGGAGGCGTACATAAAACCTGACATCGACGGACGATGGCGGGACTTTGAGTTAGGCTTCCGCGCCGCCGAGAAGTTCTACGGAATTACGAAGGAGGACACATGACACGCGAGGACATCATCCGCATGGCGCGGGAGGCGGGATTCCCTGACTACGCTATGGGGCTAGCAAGCGAAGACGCTTGGCAGAAAACTGAACTCTTCGCCGCCCTCGTCGCCGCAGCCGAGCGGGAGGCGTGTGCGAAGATTGCCGACAGCCAGATAAACAACACCGCCATCTTGTTGGTCAACCCCGGCAAATCTGCCGCAGCATGGGACATCGCTAACGCCATCCGTGCGAGGGGGAGCAAGTGACACGCACTTGTAAGCAATGCGGTCAGAAGTTCTTCGGCGCGTCGAGCATCCTCCAGCATCGCAGCGGTGCTTGCGGTGGCGAGGAACTACTGAAGTCTCGCGGTTGGGTTAAGACCCGCGCAGGATGGGTATCACCACAACGCGCCATGTTCGACGCAAAACGCCGTGGAGTTTGAGCGGCTGATGAAAAACCGGGATGCGCCGCATATTGATTACGGCGCATTCCTCGGGTTGCTGCCAAACAACCCAAAAGCCTGCCCGTGCAATATCGACGGCATCATCGAGCGTAAGGGAAAGTTTCTCGTACTAGAATGGAAGCGCGAGGGTGAGGGGATGTCCGAAGGGCTGCGCCGCACCTTGCAGGCACTTGCTGCCACGCCAAACTTCCAAGTGTGGGTGGTGCGCGGGGATACGGACGAGGGGCTACGGATAGCGCGGTTTTTCTTCGTGCCGCCGCAGGGCAAAGCAATGCTGCTTGGGGAAGGCGTGGAGGAATTTGTACGCGCCTACAAACTCTGGTACGAATGGGCTGACGGGTCTTTCTGATGCGCTACGCCGCACGCCGAGATGCCAACGATGCCGCCATCACCGCAGCCGTCAGGGCGGTAGGATTTACGGTTTACGACTTGGGACAGGCAGGTCAAGGCGTACCCGACAAACTGGTGACCGCCCCCGGCTTCGCGGCGTTCCTCGAAATCAAGACCCCGAAGGGCAAATTGCGAAGGGGTCAGGAACGCTTCCAGAGCGCGTTTGAGCCTCTGGGGATGTGGTACCTCGCCCGTGACCCTGCCGAGACGGTTGCGTGGCTTCAGGCGCGGCTAACGACGACCCAGAAGCCTTGACCCATGAGTTGATGGTGCTGGAGGTGGTGGATGTGGAACCGCTCACAGAGGCGGGGGAGCCACCAACGGGCAGGCTCTTGGATGAGGTGGGCGTTGCGCCCGTCCGATAGGGTCTTGCCAGCCGCCCCCGTGTGGACGCTGAAGAAACCCAATTTCGGCATGATACGAACGAGGTCATCCAGCACAGCGTCGAGCCGGTCAGGTTCGATGTGTTCCAGCACATCAATGCAGCAAACCATATCGGCTTCCTGCGGGTCGCCGTACTCTGGAAAGGCTGGGTCATAGGGTCGGTAATCAATCGAGATACCCGCAGGCTCAAGGGCGCGTTGCAGGTTCTTCTTGCCAGCACCGTAGTCGGACAACGACTTGATGCCGTTATCCACGATTAACTTTGCAACGATGGGCGCAAAGGCGATGGAAGCCACGCCATAGTTGGGATTGGTGTGCAGTTCAACCTGCTGGGCGCGGTACTCGTCGGAGATAGTAGTCATGCTTGCATCCTTCCCTGTAGGGGTCTAGCATTATCCTAACCCAAAGTGGGGGAAATTCCATGCCGAACACTCGTAAAGACAAATTGGCGCTTGCGTTCAATGCGCTGAATGACGCCAAAGAGGACATGACTGAAGATGAGGTGCGCGAAATGCTAAATCGCCGCCTTCAGTCTGCCGTTCCCGCTAAAAAGCGCATCATGCCGACGATGGTCGAAGTTGAAAAGGTTGACCCAAAAATCGAAGAAGAAGGCGAAAACAAGGTGGTTCCGTTGCCGTATTACGGGGAAGCGCCGAGAAATATCACGAACCTGCCAGCAGTCGAAGGTGGAAAAGCAAAGCAACAAACGCTGCCTTATCGGTTTCGCAAAAAGTCCAAACTTTACGAAATGATGCAGTAATGGCCGCTCACGAAAAAACTGCTGCGCTTTTTGTCGGAACCATGTTCCACAGCGCGACCATCACGCACCTTCAGCACCTCGCCACCAAGTCCTTCGCGCAGCACATGGCGCTGGGGGAGTATTACGAAGCCATCCCCGACCTCGTGGACAAGTACGCCGAGGCGTATCAGGGTAGGTACGGCATCATCACGGGCTACGATGTCGAGTTCCACAAGAACAGCAACCCGAAGGCGTATGTGAAGTCGCTGCTGACCTTCCTCGACGAAATCAAAGGCTCACTCCCGAAGGACAGCGACCTTGTTAACCTGTTTGACGCGGTTGTGGATGGCGTGACGAGCCTAAAGTACAAACTCGAAAACCTCGAATAATGGCGCATAGGTAATGCCATATAAACCTAAAAAAATAGCCGACGCTTTGCGAAATTACCGCGCAGAAGGTATGGCGATGTTTGACCTAATTGAACCGGGAAACATCAACCTAAACGAACGACTTGGCGTAAAGAACGAAATCCCCGGTGAAGGCGGTATTAGTACGATACGCAGCATGGGCGTTAACATTGACGGCGAAGAAGTCCTCATTCCCACAGTCGTGAACGGGCGCATCGTAAGTGAGGATGAAGCCATCAAGCACTATCGTCGAACCGGCGAACACCTCGGCAAATTCAAAACACCGGAAGAAAGCACACGCTACGCTGAACGCTTACATGAGCAAGAAGCACGGCGAGTTAACCCAAAGCAATGAAGAAAGCGGAACCGTCACGGGTTGCTGCCGCGCTGCAATACCTCCAGCAGATGCGCGACCGTGCCGCTGACTTCGGTGGCGGGGTAGTTGATACCCTCGCAGACCGCGCTAGGAGCGTCGGAGGACTTGCATACGAGGCGCTGACAAGCGACCCCAACATAGGGCGTATGACGACGGCAGAATACGCCCAAGCCGCCGACCGCCCGACCCCTCGCCTAGACCAAGCCGCCCAAGACCTCGGTACCATCGGCAAGGCAATCGTTACGCAGCCGGTTCAGACGGGCAAGGCTCTCGTGCAGGGCGAGGTTGAACGCGCACGGCAGGCAATGACCAGCCCCCGCGCTGCTGGTGAATACGCAGGGTCGATGGTTGACCCCATGCGGATAGCCGCCGCGCTACGCAAAACCGCCCCCATCGCTGAACTTGATGTCTACCACGGCACCCCGCATCGGTTCCCCGAAACGGAGGCCAACCCGCTGGGCGAGTTTGACGCTAGCAAGATTGGCACAGGTGAGGGGGAGCAGGCTTTCGGGTATGGAATTTACCTTGCTGAAAGCCCCAGCGTAGCGCAACACTACTCAACGGGGGGTGGTGGATTTGTGCCGGTTCAGGGCAAAGACAATGTGTATTTTAATGGTCAATGGGTGCAAGACTTTTCCGACAAAAAATCGCCAGAAGGATTGGCAAAATATGCAATGAGTCAATCGTCCACCGGCACGACTATTAAAGAAAAAACAGAAACATTGAACAAAATTGGCAGAAAAGATGCTGCTGATTGGTTAGAAAAAAACGCTGACAAATTTAATCAATCAAAGGGCAACCTTTACACCGCCGACCTCCCCGACGAGATGATAGACCGTATGCTCGATTGGGAAAAACCGTTAAGTGAGCAATCAGAGTTTGTAAAAGCCGCTATACGCGCCATGCCAAATGCGCCTGACGAAAGCAAATGGAAAAATTGGACGGGAGAATATTTGTATCGAATTCATCTTCAGCGCGGCGGAAGAGAATCACCAGAAAAACCGTTGAAAGTTACAGCATCGGAAAAATTACAAAACGCTAGTATCCCCGGCATCAAGTACCTAGACGCAGGTAGTCGTAGTCGCGGATTGAGCGCCACCGGAACCCGCAACTTCGTCGTATTCCCCGGCGAGGAAAAGAAGGTACGCATACTGGAGCGCAAGTAAGTTAACCCAAGACAACAGCGGCAAAGATAGTTTCATTAGATAAACAATCAAGATATATTAACCCCGGTATGCCAGCAGGAAGACCCAAAGGAAGTCCAAACAAGTCAACCCAAGCAGCGAGGGAGGCTATCTCTCGTTTCGTAGATGGCAACGCAGACCGTTTGCAAGGCTGGCTCGACGAGATACACCAAGAGAAGGGCGCAGAGGCGGCGTTTAAGTGCTTCAGCGACCTACTCGAATACCATGTGCCTAAACTCGCACGGCACGAACACAGCGGCCCAGACGGCAGCAAGATTGAGATTGAAGCGACTTGGGGCAAGCCCGAGTGAAGCAGCGGGTAGAACTCCCGTATCGCCCTAGACGGGCCTTCATGCCGTTCCATGACCGCACAAAGCGGTGGGCCTGCCTCGTCGCGCATCGGCGTGCTGGCAAGACTGTCGCAGCGGTTAACGACATCATCCGCGCAGCCTTTATGTACCGGGGGCCGAATGGCCTTTTCGGGTATGTCGCCCCATACCAGAACCAAGCACGCCGCATTGCGTGGGACTACTTCAAGCACTACGCCCAGCCGCTCATCAGCGACACTAACGAGCAGATGATGACCATCACGCTCGTTAACAACACGAAGGTCAGCCTATTCGGCGCAGACAACGCAGACGCAATGCGCGGCCTTGGGTTCAGCGGCGTGTACATGGACGAGTACGGCGACTTCAAGCCAAGCGTGTTTGGCAATGTCATCCGGCCTGCGCTCTCCGACAAACAAGGCTGGGCTGTGTTCGCCGGTACGCCGAAGGGCAAGAACCAATTCTGGGACATTTACGAGACAGCACGGCGCATCCCAGACGAGTGGTTTGTCCTGCGCCTGCCTGCCAGCGATTCGGGCCTGCTGCCCCAGAGTGAACTCAACGCGGCAAAGGCGCAGTTGTCGGAAGACCAGTACCTCCAAGAGTACGAGTGCAGTTTCGAGGCGGCTATCCTCGGCGCGTTCTTCGGCACAGAGATGCGGCAGGCAGAGCCGCGCATTAACGAGCGTGTAGTCTTCGAGCCGGGGTATCCGGTACACACAGCATGGGACTTGGGCTACCGCGACGACACGGCTATCTGGTGGTATCAGGTCGTGGGCGGCGAAGTG